TACGTTCCTGACACCCGCCAGATCATTGCCGGCAGTGGTTTGACTGGTGGCGGTAACTTGCAGGCCAACCGGACGCTTGCCGTTGACTTTTCGGCAACAGCGCCAGCGGCCCTAGGATCTGCTTCGGCAGGATCTGCTGCAAACTCTTCTCGCGGCGACCACGTTCACCCTGCATTGAACTTTGCAAACTTGACGGAATACACCGGCCTGCTGCCATTGACACGCGGCGGAACCGGCATGCAGGTAACCAACCTGACTGCAGGAGCCGTCTGGTACACTGACGGAACCAATGGCTTTTTGCAAACGGTCCAGGGATCTAATGGCCAAGTGCTTGTTTCAGGTGGCGCATCTGCTCCTTCCTGGGGCTCTGCCTTGGTTGTGTCTGCTCAGCCAGCCAATTACGTGTATGCAGGCCCAACGTCGGGATCCCCTGCGACGACCGCTTTCCGCTTGCTCGTCAATGCCGACATTCCGTCTACACTGACCGGAAAGACGATGGACGGTTCGCTGAACACGTTCAGCAACATTCCAAACGCGTCATTGGACAACTACTCCGTCACGTTCAACGGCACGACTGTTGACTTAGGCGGATCTGGTACCATCACGGCTACGGCAACCAATGCGCTGACCATTGGAACCGGCTTGTCTGGCACAAGCTACAACGGCTCGGCTGCCGTGACAATTGCAATTGACAGCACAGTTGCTACGCTAACAGGGACCCAGACGCTCACCAACAAGACGATGAGCGGGTCAAGCAACACGTTCAGCAACATTGGTAACTCTTCGTTGACCAACAGTCAGATCACTCTGGGTACGACAAACATCGCCCTGGGTGGTACTTCCCTTGCGCCTGTTGGCCTGACTAGCGTCACGGTAACCCAAGACCCAGTCAGCAATTTCCAATTGGCAACCAAGCAGTATGTCGACACGCTTGCAGCTTCAGGCATTCACTACCATGCGCCTGTCTACGTTGAGGTGCCTGACACAACCGGCAACTTGAATGCCACCTACAACCAGCCTGGCGGTGCGACTGTTGGCGTTGGAGCTACGTTGACCAACGCAGGGACTCAAGCAGCCTTCACGGCTGACGGTATTGCAGTTCCTCTTGGAAGTCGCGTCCTGGTCTACAACCAGACAAATGCTGTTCAAAACGGCGTCTATACACTGACCACGGTCGGCAGTGCCTCAACAAACTGGGTCTTGACTCGTGCAACTGATGCAGACACGTATTCTCCATTCAGCCCGACTGGTTTGGGTCAAGGCGACGCATTCTTCGTCACCAACGGAAATACTGGGGCAGGTGAGACGTACATCTGCAACACGGTCGGAACCATCATCTTTGGCACGACCAACATTACGTTTGCCCAGATTTCAACTGCCCAAGTTTATTCTGCAGGCACTGGCCTGACACTGACCGGCACCCAATTCAGTATTAGCAATACAGCAGTCACTGCCGGAGCTTACGGCTCAGCAACTCAAGTCGGCACGTTCACCGTGAACGCCCAAGGCCAGTTAACCTTGGCTGGCAATACGACCGTCACCCCAGCTGTTGGCTCGATTACGGGCTTGGGTACGGGTGTTGCTACAGCACTTGCCGTGAACACTGGCTCGGCTGGTGCGTTTGTGCTCTTCAACGGAGCCCTTGGAACACCGTCCTCTGGCACGATGACCAATGTCACTGGCCTGCCTTTGACAACAGGCGTGACAGGAACTTTGCCAATTGCAAACGGTGGTACAAATGCCACGACCACTCCAACATCTGGAGCTGTGGCTTACGGTACTGGTACGGCTTACGGCTTCAGCGCGGCTGGAACATCTGGCCAATTTTTAATCTCAGGGGGTACCGGTTCGCCCACCTGGACTGACACAATCCCTGGAGGAACTTACGCATGACCACGATCCTGATTAAGAAAAAGGACACAGCAGGAGCTCCTGCAGCCGGTGACCTGACCAATGCAGCTGGCGGTGCTGAAATTGCCGTCAACACTGCCACCAAGCGCATCTACACAAAAGACAGCGGCGGCAACGTTGTTGAGGTTGGCACTAACCCAAGTGCCTTGACAACAAACTTGCTGTTCAGCCCAGACGCTACGTACGACATTGGAGCCTCAGGGGCCAGCCGTCCTCGCAATCTGTATTTGAGCAATACAGCCACGATTGGTGGCGGTCTTACTGTTGCTGGAAATACATTCCTTGGAGATTCCTCAAGTGATACGCTGAACTTGAACGGCACCACTATCAATCTCAACACCACGGCAGATATTTACGGTAACGGTTCACAGACTTCATCAGTCCAAACAACCCTTGGAATTACCGCACAAACAAGCGGTACGGCCGCCGCAGGTTTTGGAACGTCACTTGGTTTTAACGCCGAAGGCAGTGACGGCACAAATTACGCCTTGACAACGATTGATTCATACTGGTCTGACGCAACTCCTGCAACACGCACTTCCGTGATGGAGTTTGGTACTCGCGTAAACGCTGGTAACGTCGTTCCTCGATTACAAATTGCAGGCAACGGCACGTTTACCTTTAAGAACGTAGGTAGCGACAGCGGCGGCACCAAGATGACGCTGAATTCCGTTGGTTTGGCAATTGGTTCGACAGTTACCGCCAACTACCCGCTTGAGGTCTACAACACTTCGGCTGGCACTGGAACAATCGGTGCGGCACTTATCAACGCATCCAGCACTGCCGCCACAGGCGTTGGCTTGGTGTTCCAACCTTCGAGTGCATCAACTCGCACAGCCCAGATCAACACATACAACGACGGGTCAAACGGCATTTCGATGAAGTTTTCGCTGTCTAACCAAAACACGCCTGTTGACAAGGTATGGTTTAAGGCTGACGGCAAGGTTGGTATTGGCGCTGACCCGACCTATTTCTTCGACGTTGCCAAAGGTTCGATTGGAACGATTGCTCGTTTCGGCGGCGATGACAGTAGCAATACTCGTGGAATGACAATTACTTCGTCAACCACAACCTACATCGGCGACACGTTCACTTTTAATGCCCCCAGTTCTGGTGGCACATATATCTTTCAGACGGCTAACACGAACGCCGTATACATTGACAACAGCCAACAAGTTGGTTTTGGTCAAAACTCTTCAAGCGGTTATCGAATTGCCGTCAACGGTTACGCTCAGTTCGTCAACTCTAGCGGTGATGAATACCTGAATATCATCTCCTCAGCATCTGGCGGTCGCAACTGGAATATTGGTTCGACTGCAAATAGTTCTTCTATTGCTCCTCCCGGTTGTTTTGCTTTCCGAGACAGTTCGGCTGGAGAGACTCGTATGTGGATTCGTGGTGATGCCTACGGCGTCAACATTGGCCCTTATGCCGCTACAAAAACGCCTTGGAACGGGTTTGTTGCCTACGACATCAAGAACGGCATGACCAGTCTGACCAATTACAACAGCGCAGACACGTTCTTGAATCATCAGGTCTATTACGATGGAAACTGGAGATTGTCAACTACAGGGCAATCTGGAGCAACGCTTGATGTTTACAGCAATGCGTCTGGCGGAGCATACGAGTTCCGAGTCGCAACTGTTGCAGCGGCTTCCGCAGTTGCTGGAGCCACCTTCACTTTTGCTTATCCGCTAGTTGTCAACCAGTACGGTATTTCATTGGGAACTACATCGGGCAACGCTGTGCCCGTATCTGGTACAGGCATTCGCTTTCCTACATCACAAAACAATTCATCCAACGTCAATACCTTAGATGACTATGAGGAAGGCACTTGGACTCCTACTCCGGCGGGGGCAACCACCGCTGGCACATACACCTCACTTGGGACTGTTGGAACTTACACTAAGGTTGGTCGCCTAGTCACTGTGACTTGCGTCATGTACGCCACCAGTTTTACTGGGACGGGCGATTTTAACGTCACAGGACTTCCGTTCCCAATTACGGACAACGTGTCCACTGGAGCCGTGCAGTTCAACTCAAACCCGTTTGGTGGTCTTTTGACTGTCCCAAGTCAAATTACCGCCATGTTCTTTGACGGCGCATCATTGGTTTCGTTCCGTCAATCAGACAACTCCGTCAGTGGCGGCGGCTATGCCCAACTCCAATGTCGGGGTTCGGCAGGTTATTCAATTGAATATCTGCGATTCTCTTGCACTTACCAAACTTCAACCTAACTTTTAACAAGGAAAAAATCATGTCCTACACCGAAGTTACCTTCATCAGTTCTTTTGACATTCAGCCCAACGGTTGCATTCAGGTTCGCAAGACCACGCAAGTCTTGAAGGACACCACTGTGGTTGCCGAAAATTACTGGCGCACAGTGCTTGTTCCAAATGATCCACAAGCCGCAACTGTCTTGGACGAGCCGTACTACGCAAGCATTGCGACATACGCTTGGAGCCAGCCGTCACCCCAGCCGTATGATCCCAACGTTCCAACAGTGTAATTAAGGGGAAGCCACCACCCCACCTTGGTGGCACATCAAAAGGAAATGACATGAGCGAGAAAAAAACAACCTCAGTCGTGATTGACGATAAAGAGTACATCTTTGAAGACATGACTCCACAGCAACAAGCTATGGTCAATCATGTGGCCGATTTAGACCGCAAGATCTCTTCGGCTCGCTTCAATTTAGATCAACTTCAAGTTGGCAAAGACGCATTTGTAAACATGCTGAAGGCCGACTTAGAAAAACCAAAAGAAGCAAAAGCGGAGTAAAAATGAGCGCAGACATCGATCCAGTCAAGTACGGAGTGCTATGGCAAAAAGTTCAAGACCTTGACAAGAAGGTTGACAAACTAGAAGCCGGCATGGACGAACTATTGGCACTTGCTAACCAAGGCCGCGGAGGCTTTTGGGCTGGCATGGCGTTGGTGTCTGCAATCTCCTCTGCCATAGGCTACTTCTCACATTGGTTTCACGGAGCTAAGTGATGAACTGGGCAGACGTACTTAAGGCAGTCATCCCAGTTATTGTGGCTTCGCTTGCGTGGCTGCTTGGTCAGGTGTCTGACTTTTCAGTACGCTTGACCAAGATTGAAGGTAGCATGCCAGCCCTGATCACTAAGGAAGGCGTGCCAACAGATTCACCGATCTCTGCTGAACGTCGTCACGCGATGAAGGAAGAAATTTACAAAGACATTCACCAGTTGCAAGTCAAAGTACAGCTGCTGGAAGAACGCGAAAGGATGGCTAAAAAATGATCCCAATCGTCGCGTCATTGCTAGGGACCCTTGCTGAAAACGGCCTGGGTCTTTTGTCGTCTGCACTCCAAGCCAAGGGCAAGGAAGTCGTTGAAAATACTCTTGGCGTCAAGATCAGCGACAACCCCGGCCCTGAAGAAGTGGCAAAGCTGCGTCAGCTGCAATTTGACCATGAAGAACGCTTGCTTGAGCTTGGAATTGAAAAAGCAAAACAAGATCTTGAGGCATTCAAGGAAGAAGTCAAAGACCGTGATTCTGCTCGCGTGCGTGATGCTGAGTTCATCAAGCGCGGCGTTACCAACAACCGTGCCAACCTGATGTTCTTTTTGGCCGTTGTCATGGTTGGTTCAATGGTGTGGATTGTCTGGAAAGACCAGAGCATCAACGAATACGTCAAGGGCATCTTCACGTTAGTCTTGGGCCGCTTCCTTGGTTACCTTGACAACATCTACTCATTTGAGTTCGGCACAACGCGTGGCTCAAAAGACAAGGATGAGACGATCAAGCAACTTACGGAGGGACGACCATGAGTCTGTCTCAAGAACAAGCTGCATTCTTGCTGGACGCGTGCAAGCTGATTCAGTATGCCACTGAACAAGGCTTCATGGTGACTGGCGGTGAATTGCAGCGGACCCCTGAACAACAGGCCATCTACGTCAAGACAGGTCGCAGCAAGACGATGGACTCAATCCATTTGAAGCGCTGCGCAATTGACTTGAACTTCTTCAAGGATGGCAAAATCATTTGGGACAAGGCAATCCTTGCTCCATTGGGCGCCTACTGGGAAAGCCTTTACCCCAAGAATCGTTGGGGAGGAAACTTTAAGAGCCTGGTGGACTGCCCCCACTTTGAGAGGAACATCTAATGCCACAAGCAATGACCTTTGCGTCGCTGCAAAACGACGTCCGCAGCTACCTGGAACGTGGCGCCTCTTCGGTCACGGACCCATTGGTCTATGCTCAGATTCCGAGCCTGATCAACTTTGCCGAGCGTCGCATCAGCCGAGACCTCAAGATCCAAGGCTTTCAGACCGTTGTGGTTACAAACCTGCAAGCCGGCGTAGCTGTGCTGCCTAAGCCAGATCGCTGGCGCGAGACCATCTCGATGAACATTGGGACAAGTACAAACAACAACACTCGCGTCCAGCTCTTTCCAAGAGCCTACGAGTACGTCAGAAGCTACTGGCCCAATGACACGCTGGTTGATGAGCCGGTGTTCTACGCAGACTACAACTACACCAATTGGATTGTGGCACCAACACCAGATGCAGCTTATCCAATCGAGATCCTGTACTACGAATTGCCTGTCTTGTTGGACGAGAACACTCAGACCAACTGGCTGACACAATATGCTCCCAACTTGCTGCTGTATGCAACCCTGTTGGAAGCCACTCCATTCCTGAAAAACGACGAACGAATCCCAGTCTGGCAGGCCATGTATCAATCAGCCGCGCAAGCATTGCAAGGTGAAGACATGAGCAAGATCTTGGACCGTGGTGCCGTAAGAAACGAGGCCTAATATGACCACATTCACCAATATCTTTGGCGGCAGCAACATCTCTCCATCAGAGATCAGCTACGCGGCAGTCTCGCTAACAGCCGACACCACGTACGACTGGGCTCTTGAAACAGCGCCTTCGAGCAACCTGATTGCCGGCATCATGGATGTCACGGCAACTGCAGGTCCTTGGAGCCTGACTTTGCCAAGCGCTTTGGAGGCTTCTACAGGTCAAGCCATCTTGTTCAACAACGTTGGCTCAGAGACTTTCATCATCAAGAACAATGCGGGCGTCCAGATTGCGGCTCCTGTCAGCGGTTCCGTGTGGCAGCTGTATTTGACGGACAACACAACAGCCGGTGGCACATGGGAAGCCTTCTTGTATGGTGCCCAAGTGTCCGCTGCCAACGCAGCTTCGCTTGCAGGAACTGGCTTGGTTGCAATTGGTACGCTTTTGTCGCTTGCGATGCCCGTCACGTTCTTCGGGACTAACTTTACTGCAGGAATTGACACTCGCGCCAGAACCTTGATCTGGAACGGAGGAGCTGGTACCCTTACCATGTCTTCTGCAGGAACCCTTGGAAACAACTGGTTCTTCCAACTTCGCAACGAAGGCACTGGCGCCTTGGTGATTGATCCCCCAGGATCACAAACAATCAACGGCTCGTCAACTCTGACTTTCCAGCCAGGCGACTCTGCAATCATCTTCACTGACGGCAACAACTTCTACACTCTTGGCTATGGCCAATCGCCGGTCTTTGCGTTTGACTACACGTCGATCAATGTGGCGGGATCCGGCAATTACGTCTTGTCGGGCAGCGAGCTAAACCGCATCGCCTACAACTTCACGGGCGTCTTGACCGGCAACCGTACGATCATCGTGCCTCAGACCGTTCAGCAATACTGGGTGGCCAACAACACGACAGGTCCATACACCCTGACCGTCAAGACATCGATTGCTTCAGGCTACACAGTCAACCAAGGCTCACGAGCCATCTTGTACTCTGACGGCACTAACGTAGTTGCTGCGGACACTGGCGGCGTGGCGGTTCCTATTGCAGTCTCTGACGGTGGTACTGGAGCCACAACAGCAGGCAACGCCCTGATCAACTTGGGCGGTACGGCAACAGGTATTGCGATCTTCACGGCAGCTTCTCAAGCAGCTGCCCAAGCAGCAATTGGTCTTGATCCAATCCAAGGTGGAACCTACTGATGGCAACAACTCCAATCGTCCTTAAGTCCCTGCCTGGCATCAAGCGTGATGGCACCAGGTACGAGGGCGACTACTACGTTGACGGGCAATGGGTCCGTTGGCAGCGTGGCCTTCCTCGTAAGGTTGGAGGCTACACGGTAGTCAACCGATACTTGACTGAAATCAGCCGAGGCGTTAAGACTTTCACGCAAAACGGGTTGACCTACTTTCATTCCGGGAGCTCTGACTTTGTGCAGCGCTTTACCCTGGACGCCAGCGGCAATTCAAGCTTGATGACAGACAGGACACCCATCACTTACGACGTGAATGATGGAAACCTCTGGCAGTTTGACGTCATCTACGACAGTCAATCGATCCCGGCTGCCAACATGATCGTCGCCCAAGTGGCTCCTAACGCCGACTGCCTCTGCAACACGGATGGCGGCCAATTGTTCATTGGATCAATGACCGGAACGGATCCTTTGACTGAAATCACCACTTTCCCTGCTGGTGTCAGCGTGACGGGCGGAGTGGTCGCCTTGCATCCTTACCTGATGTACTTTGGCAACGACGGTGTCATTGGGTGGTCTGTGGCTGGAGCCCCGACCGATTTGACTGGTATGGGCTCAGGGAGTGCGCGCGTAGCAGGTCAAAAGATCGTCCGTGGCCTTGCCCTTAGGGGTGGCCCAGGAAACGCGCCCTCGGGCCTCTTTTGGAGCGCAGA